CCGCCAGATGTACCAGCACCGCTGCCGCCGCCGCCTCCGCCGCCGCCTTGAGCTGTCATATTTGTTCCTGTAGTAGGACTTATATTAAATGTTGATGTACCGCCTGTGTCACCAGTTCCGTTATTTTGTGGTTGACCTTTTCCAGCACCACCACTTCCTACGGTTACTGCAAAAGCTGCTGCTGTAAAACTAGTTGAAGAACCCTCTACGAGTCCTCCCGCTCCGCCTGCACCACCATCTCCGCCGCCATCTCCGCCGCCGCCTCCTCCAGCGACAAGTAAATATTCTACAGATGCAGTGGCAGGTATTGCTTGAAAAGTTATTTGACCGGGAGATGTAAATGTGTGTACTTTAAAATCTCCATTATCAGTGACAGTGTTTCCACCTGTTGCCTCAACAGTAGGAGATTTACCACCTGCTCCAAATCCTAGTACTTGATATCCAAACATTTATTCCTCCTATGCGTCGTTTGCTGCATCAGTTGTGAAGAATATTTTTACTCCAACTAATCTTAAATCTCCAGAGTTTGTATCTGTTGCAACGTTTCTTTCTAGTTTAAAAATTGTATTTGTGTCAGCTGCTGCGCTTGCAATTGTTACAGCACCGCTTACAACGTTAACCATTAAATCATCTTGAGTTCCACTAGCAGCTAAAGCTGTGTTAGCAACAGCTGTTCCAAAAGCTGTATCGTAGTCAACGTTATTTGCTATAGATACACCAGATAATTTATATCCACCTGTACCTGTGTTTGTTCCTGAAGCTGACCAAAAAGTTTGATATGTGATAGTTCCTTCATTCCAAGATTTTGGAAAACATACATTAAACTGTACTGATTCTGCTGTTGATGGGTCAAAAGCAAATGCTTTTAATTCTGGGTTTCCGGCAGTTAATTCTGTTTGAGTTGCTTCTGCTCCATTTGTTGTTGCAGCATACATTGCTGTAGCAGGCACATACATAGTTTCTGTTCCTGCAATTTTAACCGCTGATCCTCCTGAGTTTAAAACTCCTGAGCCTTTAGGGTTAATGTTAATACCAACATTAGTTTCACCTGTTGCTGAAATAACTGGTCCAGTAACTCCTGTAGCTGCGTTAGCTATAGTAAGTTCGTTAACTGCTGAACCTGTTGCAGTAAAATTAATTAATTCGTTTCCGCTAGTATCTAAAATATTAGTACCAATTTTAGGACTAGTTAAAGTTTTATTTGTTAAAGTTTGTGTTCCTGTAAGAGTTACATCACCTGAACCAAAACCTAAATCAATAATATCCGGGTTTGTACCATCATTTGCAGAAGCAAATACAATAACAGTTGCTCCATTAGCTACTGCTACACTACTTCCACTTCCAGAAACATATTTAAAAGTTACAATTTGAGAGCCACTTGTAGAATTTTTTAAAAAATAAAATGTTTGAACATCTTTAGGTATAGTAACATTTCTTCCAGCACTTAATGACCCTGTAAATTCTATCATTCTGTGTGCAAGAGTTGCACCAGTTGATCCATCAGATACAGAAAGATCTGTATCTCCAGAATCCGATACAGCTTGTTGTGTAAAACCACCAGAAATTTGTTCAATTATATTTAAGTTAGTATTAGTTTTTGTTCCCCATGTACCGGCGTTTTCACCAGTTGCCATTAGTTCTACACCTAGAACTGTAAAAGTTGATGCCATAATTTTGTTCTCCTAATTAGTATCTTTTTTTAATTTGTTTTATACTTATTGTCAATCATTTACTGCCGTATAATTTGCATTTTGTGTTGCAGTAACTGTGCTATATCCAGCACTCTGTGTACCTGTAATAGCTTCGTAACCTAATGGAGCTACATTACCTACACTAGCAGTTGCTGAAACTCCTGTCAATCCCATAACATCTGCTGGTGATATTGAACCAACTGCAGAAGTTGTTGAAACTCCTGTTAATCCCATAACATCTGCTGGTGATATTGAACCTACAGATGAAGTCATAGAAAGACCTGTTACATCAACAATAGGGTTTGTAGAAATTACTAGTGTTCCTAATGCTGTTGTTGCTTGTAAACCAGTTAAGCCCATAACATCTGCTGGTGTGATTGCACCTACAGATGATGTTGTGCTTAATCCAGTTAAGCCCATGGTTTGATCTGCAGGATCTAAAGATCCTACTGCTGAAGTTGAACTTTGTCCTGTTGGAGTTAATGTTAAATCAGATTTTGCTGTTGGTGATCCAACAGTTGATGTTGCAGACAATCCGGTTAATCCCATCACGTCAGCAGGAACTAAATAATATTCACCACCCCAACCATTATTTTGAGATCCCCAAGTTTGTTTACCCCAACTTATTTCTGATCCTATATCAGATTGTAATTGAAGACCCGTAAGAGGAACGGTTAAACCAGAAGCACCCCAATTTTCTACACCCCAACCATCTTGTCCCCAACCTGCATTTATTTCTGCTGTAACTGAAACAGAGCCTATTGCTGTAGTTGTAGAAACTCCTGTAAGAGTTACAGTAGCATCATTAAGTTCTCCCCATTCAGAATCACCCCAAGATTGAGCGCCCCAACCTAATGTAAATGCATTAGTTGTTCCCCAACGATTAGTGCCCCAGGTTGTGCCGGATTCATTCCAAGAATTGGCCATAAGGATTTCCTCCCTATGCTATACGAAGTATTGCGTTATCAGCGTCAGCTGTTGGAAATTGAATTGTAAAAGTTCCGCTTGTCACAGTTTTGTCTGAACCAAATGCGATTGCACAAACTGCTGGATCGCCTGATGCTGAGTCGTTAAAAATTAAACAACCATTAGCTGTAAAAGAAGCTGATGTAAAAGATATATCTGCAAAATCACAGCATGCTGTGTCAGTTGATAAAGCAGGAGTAACACTTGTAAGTGCTTTTCCTTTTGCAGTGTAAGCAGATCCTGATGTATTAGATATTTCGTTTGATGTTGTATAAGCTGTAGTTGATTTATTTAAAGTAGCTGAACTTGTATATAAAGCTAAGTTAAAAGTGTTTCCAGATGATGCTGTAAAATTATGTATACCTTGTAAAACTTCCGTTTTAAAACTGTTACATACTGCTGATGTTATTGCCATAAATTTTCTCCTAATTACTGAGGCGGTGACTCGATTGGAATTCTTATTGTACCATCCGTGTAATCGTCTCTTCTTCTTCTTCCAATTTGCATCGCTGCAAACTTTTGTAGTTCAGTTTTATACTTACTCTCATATAATGTCAACATATCAGTTGGACCTTTTAAAAACCCATATGCCTCTACTAAACATGCATATAACAGACCTTGAGGAAAATTTAAACTAATATAATTTGTTTGATTACCAGACTCTAACGTAGCCGGCATTCTATTAAAGTATATTCTATATATATAATTAGCGTCAGGAGTGGGTGCTAAATAGATAGATCCAGATTCAGTATCTGATAATCCTGTTGCGCCACCAAACATAGAATAATATCTAGGTTTTGCAGTAACGTCTGCACCTGATGTAGTTGATCCTTCTGGTCCTGTTAATCGTCCAACGTATTCTGTTAAAAAAGTTTGATCACGTCTTTCTAACCATGTACCTTGTTCAGTAGAATTTGTTGCATTAAATACTTCAACACCTCTTACAAATAAACATCCTGCTGGAACTCTAACATTATTTACGTCTGTTGCCATTGTACCTTGCTCTACGAATCTGTCTGAATCCATAGGAAGATCCATCATAATTCTTTGTTGAGCATTTAAAATAAAACTTTCTAATACTGCAGTTGTAAAAACATTAGAATCTACTTCTGTGTAATTTCTTATGTGTGTGACTAAATCGTTATAACTATATCCTGACATAATTAACCTCTATCATTAACGGGTCCAATTGTACATTGAAAACCGCCTCCTGTTTCTGCACTTGTAGCATTAGATACTAAAGGCACTGTTAAAGAATTATATATTACTTTTGTAGAAGGTTGCGCTCCTGTATTAAAAGTTGTGCCTACAGCTGTTGCTAAATAAGATCCAAAAACTTTTGCTCCTGATAAATGAGAACCCGCTGTTGTGTTAGAAAAACTTTGTCCTTTGTACGGAGCAGAAGTTCCACGTGTGCATCCTGTTAGTGTATGTGTGCTTCTTCCAGTATATTGAATTGTTTCATTTTCATACTTACCCGTTTCACTATTTATTTTTTCTATAACAATAAAACCTGTTGTTGGAAATTCAGATCCGTCAGTTAAAACTATGGATGTAGCAGTGTCACTTATATTTCCATTTAATGTTGTTGATAATTCTAGAGTTGTAATTGCAACACCTCCAACTGGTTGTTTAACAGCTTGAAATCTTACATGTGTTGTGCCTTCGTTTAATTTATTATCTGGAAAAGAAATACTTAAAACTTTAGATGCTGCTGTTGTTGTAAATGGATTGTTAGGTAAAATATCTTGTACAGGAAACTCAACTCTTGCTGGTCTTGCATTCTTTAATCCTTGTGGATCTGCTCCTACAGGATGTGGTTCTAATTGTGGTTGTTTAGGTTCAAATTCAGAATTGTGTACAATAGCTCCATTCCATTCTTTTACCATTTCTCTATATGGAAAAGCTGCACCTGATCTATCAGATATTGCTAATGCTCTACTACCTTTTGCGAATCTAGCCATTATACATTTGGATAGTATGTCTTCGGAGTAATAAATGTGCTAGCTGGAGAACCATCTTCAGATAGTGCTCTTGCTAATTCATCCTCGTACAACAACTTCATCTCCTGTGTTCGTTGTGGTGAAAACTTCATAGATAAGTAATAAGATAATCCTGAAATCATACATGGTACAAATCTAAAAGGTGTATCACTTGCGTTACTATAAGCTCCTACATCTTGAATTCGTCTTACATAATAAACATTTAAAAAATTTGATGCAGCAGTTGAGTTAGGTAAAGGATAAATAGTTAGTGTAACTTTATCTACAAATCTTTGTACCCAAAACTGTGAAGGTGTTCCATTAGATGCTTTGTTTGCTGTTGCAGCATAAGCATCTCTTGCAACTTTAGTTAAACCTGTGTCTGATTGATTTGTTGTATTATAGTTTTGTCTATAAGATACATTTAAAATATCGGATATACCAAAAACGTTTGTTGTTGGAACTGTTGTTGCTTGTGGTGAAGCAGCAGCTGCTGCTGCGCTATCTACAGAATTTCTATAAAAAGTGTAAATACCAGCACCTTCATCAGTAGCATCAACATTAGTTGTTGCACCTGCTACTAAATTAATATTAGTATTTCCTACTTCCCAAAAATGTATTCCTCTATTACCCCATTCTTGAAAAAGAATGTTTAAAGATCTTCTTGCAGTTTTTAATTGATGACCAGCTGTACCTACTAAACCTAAACGCTCGTATGCGTCTGCAATAATTTCATCAATTGAAAAGTCTTGATCAAAACTGTAAGACTGTGAAGTAGTATTAGCCATTGCTA